CACGGAATGCTTGTAGTTGAAATTTACCAGCATCAGCAGAGGCTGAACCATCTTCATCGTGAAACTCAATAATGCCTAAGCTGTCACCAGCAGACGTTGTGTTTTTTGTTAGCTGTATTGTGCCAGCGTCATTAACCGTCAAACCATCAGCAGTCACTGTGGTAAAGCTACCTGCGGCAGTTGTGGTGCCACCGATGACAGTCCCGTCGATAGTCCCGCCGTCAATGTTGGCTGTTGTACTGCCGCCATATGTTACTTTGACGTTGCCACCAGAGCGCACAGCGATAAGCGTGTCGCCCCCTTGAATAACACCGCCATCTGATAAATCGCTGATTTTTGACATCTGGATAACCTTCTAAATAGTTGAGTACATTTTACACCCAATGGGCGTTGTTTTGTTCCTTACCTGCCTATGGCTCTATATAACCCAGTATCTCAGGCTCGCCCGTGTCTGGATTTACGAACGATGCCAGCCAATACTGATTCACGTCAGTTGACTCATCTTGGCCTACGGCAGTCTCCGCTGATGCTGGGTCTTCGTAAGTCCCGATTACAACATTGACGCCTTCTATATTTGTGTAACCTGCTACAGTCGACATACTTCCCTCACGTCATCAAAAATACTTGAGTCTCAATACTTGATAGACCCAAACTGCCAGAGCTTTTATTCTGTGTGTTGACTCGAATTCTGTAATCTTCTGCCGCGTTGCTTTTTGCCAGTGGTTGAGTAAGTGGCAATGTTATCGTTGCTGAGAAAGAACCGAGGTCTGGAATCGGAAAGCGTTGCGCACCACCTGCATCGCTCAACCATAAACTAGCAGACGTCCACCTGTCAGGGTTGTAGTACAAAGTGCCTGATGTAAATTGTGGCGTCGATGAACTTGCTGATGAATAAACAATGCGGGTTCGATCAGTTGACCCGATATACTCGACCGCCTTTGGTGTAACCTGACCTGCGCCAGACGTTTGATTTGGACCAATGCCGCCATAAACATCTATTTCTTTTGTGTGGTTGCCACTGACTTCGACATAGTGGGTGTACGGCAAAACATTGCCTGATCCGACGACAGTGCCGATGCTGGCTCCTGTTGTGGTCCCTTTGCTCTTTCTTTCAAACTGCATAACCAAAAGACAATCATCAAGACTGGTGGAAGGTATGTATTTGACCTTGCCAATAAGGCTTGCATACTTATAGATTGGGCTGTCAGGCGCAGGAATAGAAAACTCAGTGAAAGTGTCTGGAGTGGTAGGCACAGTGTGAGTCGGGTATTTGAATACAGAAAGGTTAAACACCTCTGAAACATCGCCCGACAGGTTAGCCACTTGTAAGTTTGTAATACTGGTCTGGTCGCCATCGAGTGACAAAACCTGATCGTCACTGATCTCATTATTGCCTATAGCATTTCCGACAATCGTGCCTGTGGCAATTAGGTCGCCATCTATCTCTACGTCAGCGTTGAACGTGACCGTCCCTGTCGTTGTGTCTACTGCGAACGGCGTTGTAGTCTGTGACTCATCACTAGAAACTAGAGCAAACTGGTCAGCTTGGATTGTGAAGGTAGAGCCTGACGCATCTGCGGTAGCCTTAAATCCTGAGATGTTACCGCCTGCGCTAACTGTCAAATAGGCTTCTGCCTCAAGGTCAGTAATTGCTGTGCTGTTAGACGCCGCAGTTGTCGATGCGCCTGACGCCACGGTCGCCGTTGCCGCGAGGCCAGTTGACGGGTCGTTTACGGTAGATGTCAGCGAGCTGATACTTGTAGCATTTGAGGTAATGCTTCCCTCTGCCGTGGTAACTCGTGTTGTCAGTCCCGATACCGCTGTGGCATTAGTGGTGATGTTACCTTCGGCAGTCGTCAAATCAGACTGTAAAGTAGTGATGTCACTTGTTTGACTTGTGATTGTCCCCTCTGCGCTCGTGACTCTGGTGTCTAGTGAGGAAATCGCCGTTGCGTTGGTGGTGATGTCGCTTTCCGCAGAGGTAACGTCTGACTGCAATGTTGTAATGTCTGACGATTGCGAGGTTATAGTCCCCTCTGCTGTCGTAACTCTCGTTGTCAGCCCAGATATGGCAGTGGCATTGGAGCTGATATTGCCTTCGGCTGTGGTGACGTCAGATTGTAGTGTGGTAATGTCCGACGATTGTGACGTGATTGTGCCTTCCGCACTGGTTACACGTGTGTCTAGCCCCGATATTGCCGTGGCATTACTCGAGACATTGCTGTTTGTTGTTGTCAGGCTCGACTGTAAAGCTGTGATGTCAGACGATTGCGAAGTGATATTGCCTTCAGCAGTAGTAACGCGGGTTGTTAGAGAGGTCAGCCCTGTTGCGTTGGTGCTTATGTTTCCCTCTGCTGTGGTTAGGCTCGACTGCAATGTAGTCACGTCTGAGCTTAGGCTGGTAATTGTGCCTTCCGCTGAAGTAACGCGAGTCGTCAAGCCACTAATCGCTGTTGCGTTCGTCGTGATGTTGCCTTCAGCCGCTGTAAGGTCTGATTGCAGGCTTGTAATATCAGACGCCTGAGAAGTGATACTTCCTTCTGCGGTCGTAACTCTAGTTGTTAGGCTGGTGATTGCGCCTGCGTTAGTTGTCACAGAGCCATCAAGTGTTGTCAGGTCTGACTGCAACGTCGTTATGTCAGAAGACTGAGCGGTAATCGTTCCTTCTGCGCTAACGACCCTAGCATCGAGCGCGTTGGTTGCGGTACTGGTAGAAGTTGCGACGTCGGTAGATTCGTTTAATAGAAGGTCATCGCCGCCCTCAGTTGTTACAACGCCGTCTGATTCGTCTTGTATTTTAAGAAGGTCAGTGAAAGTGGCCTCTAGGGTTGTTATGTCGCTTGCGCTAGATGTGATCGACCCTTCGGCAGTCGTGACTCTAGTTGTCAGCGCAGACAAGCCCGAAGCATTGGCGGCAACCCCTGTCGTCCCATTGTTTACCGTAGTTTCTAAAGCGGTAATGTCAGAGGCTTGCGAGGTTATTGAGCCTTCGGCTGTAGTGACCCGCGTGTCTAAGCCTGATATTGCTGATGCGTTCGCCGCAACACCAGTCGACCCATCATTCACAGTTGTTTCTAATGCTGTGATATCAGAGCTGTTCGTTGTGATGCTACCTTCGGCAGTTGTGACTCTAGTGGTCAATGCGGTGAGTGCAGTGGCGTTTGTAGTGATGTCACCTTCTGCTGATGTCATGTCTGACTGAAGGGTAGTCACATCGCTAGAAATGCTAGTGATCGAACCTTCAGCACTAGTAACTCTGGTATCGAGCGAGCTTACGGCACTAGCGTTAGCGGCAACACCTGTAGACGCATCGTTGACCGTAGACTCTAGGGCGGTAATGTCGGACGCATTGGTGGTGATACTGCCTTCAGCCGTAGTGACCCTAGTAGTTAGTGCGCCAAGTGCGTTAGAGGTTGCTACAACTCCCGTCGAAGCGTTGTTCACAGTGGACTCTAGTGCAGTAATGTCTGTAGAGTTTGTTGTGATATTTCCTTCTGCGCTTGTGATGCGAGTAGTTAGACCGCCAATCGCTGTAGAGTTAGTTGATATGTCGCCTTCTGCCGTCGTCAAATCCGATTGCAGTGTGGTGACGTCGCTAGTGATTGACGTGATACTGCCTTCAGCCGAAGTGACCCGCGTTGTCAGTCCAGATATGGCGGTCGCGTTGGTCGTGATGCTGGTCTGTGCTGTCGACAAATCGGATTGCGTCGTTGTCAAAGATGACTGCAACGTCGTGACACTGCCCGATAGCGATGTGATCGAGTTACCTTGCGCAACGGTGGTTGTGTCGAGCGCGGTAATGGCTGTCGAGTTTCCAGAGATGTTTGAGTTTGCCGTGTTCATCTCCGACTGAAGCGTCGTGATGGCCGATGCGTTGCTCGCAATGCGTGGGTCAGCTAGACCAACCCATGCCGTGCCGCTCCAGTAGTAAGGCTCATTGTTATCGTCCGAGTCATACCATCGAGAGAAATCAGGTATTGGGTCAGGTATACCGCCGACACCAGCAACGGGTGCTGTAGCCTGTACGAAAATGTCACTCGTTCCGCTAGTCAGATCGACGACAGTGCTTTCAAGATTGCTTAGGCTAGTCTGTACTGTGTTGATGCTGGTGTTGAGCGTAGTGTTGCTTTCGTTGACAAAAATAGCCACGTCGCCAAGGTTTTGAATCAGTACGTCTTGACCCGTCTCAAGGTCGAGAACATCACCTGACTCGACCTGCACGTTGAGTATCTCAGTGCGCGATGCGGCGTCGTTGATTATTGCGGCGACAGTGCTTTCGATTTCGGTAATAGTAACCGCACCGCTTGTGATCTGATCTGTGTCTACTGCGTCATCAGCTATCTGGTCATTGGTAATTGCGTCGTCTGCAACGTCAGTAGTGTCGACAAGCAACGAGGTCGAGCTTTGCTGGGTTGTGTAGCCTGACTTGTTGCCTGAGAAATCGACCGCGCGAATGTGAAAGTATCGAGTGACTTGCCCTGTCAGCCCAGAGGCGATGTATTCCTCGCCACCGACTTTTGCGGTAGGGCTGGCACTTACTGAGGGCGTGGCGCTTGTCGTCGTTACATGGACTTCTACGAAGGCGAGATCAATGTCTGTCGGGTTAGTCCACTCACAGGTAATCTGATTGATGCCTGCGGTTAGCGTTACGGCAGTCGGCAAACTTGGCGCAGTAGTGTCGCCGTTAAGTGCGCGATTGTTGATACTGGTTCCAGTGCTTCTTACGCCTATAAGGTTTTGCGCCTGTACGCGGAAATCATAATTGCTCGTTATATCTAAGCCTTCGAGCAATGCGCGAGGCTCACGCGTCTGCACTTCAAGATATTCGGTCGTGCCGTTTTTGTTAAAGCGGACGGTGTAATACTCAATAAACGCGTCATCTGGCGCAGTCCATGCGAGTTCTACACTGGACCGCAAGCGGCCATCTGGTCCGCGCAGTCCGATTTCTGTGGCTGTTAGGCTTGTGACATTTGCAACTGTCCGACCGTCATACAGGTCAAGCTCGCCGCCACTCAAAAAGTCTTCTTGGTCGCTAGTGGTCCAGTCGTAAAGGGCTGACGCCGTTTCAATACAAGTGAGGTTTACACCTAACGAGCCGCCGTCACCAATAGCCAGTGAGTAGTCGATGACCTCAAATACTTTAGAGCTATAACCAAGACGCGTATTTGTGACGTTAATCGTGTCACCCACTTTGACGCGCAAGCCTTTAAGGTTGACCGCCATCGTGACGACTACCTGCTGGCGTGATCTTAATAGCGCAATTTTCGCGAGTCGCTGTGCCTGCACGTTATTAGTAACAAACGGCAGGGGCATATCGAGGTATATCGGATCGCCGTCTTCTGTGGCGTATGTAGAGCTGATCTGAGCAGGATAATCCAGAACCTTGTAGTTCTTCTCCTCAGATACAAAAATGCCTTTAACGCCGTTGTAGACCGTTCTACGCGACTGCTTGGTCTGAGTCTGAATGTCTGATATGCAGTCAGCCTCATCGAATGTCACTGTGGGAGCGTTGTACTCCGCGCCCATTAGGAAATACTTGCCGCCAGAATAGGTGATCGTGCCACCCATAGCAGACAACATCTGTTCTATGTTTGCCTTTATTTGATTAGCTGTGTCTATTACACCGTTCAATCGGTAGCGTTGCTGTGTGCCACCACCATCAAGCGATATTGATTCTTCACACAAGTTAGCCGCCGCTGTAAGTGCGGTCGTGTCGATCAGTGCGTAGTCTTCTGCAAGCCCATAAGCGTTTACCAAATAGTCACGCGCACAAAGTGCAGGGTTTTGCGAGTACGTCCAAGAGCTTGAATCTGTGGCGCTCTGACTGCCGACGCGAGGGTCATAGACCTTCTTGCCCTTAATGACTGCGCTTATGTTTGGGACGCCCTGAGGGAACTTGTCAGCATCCCATTCAAGCCTAATCGCAACGTATGCAATACCTGACAGCTTGTGATTGGCAGTCCAAAGCACGTTGGCATTAACAAGGTCAGTCGATGCAGTTTGTGTTGCAGTGCCGAACTTACGGTCAATGGTTACATACGTCCCCCAGTCACTTTGAAAGCCGTCACTAAGCGCCCACACTTTCTTGTCGTTGAACCAAATTTCTTCGTAGCTTTCAATTTCATGGCTGGCAAAGGCAATGGCCATATGGAGATATTTATTGTCATCGCCCGAATGAGAGATGAAAGCGACTTGACCGCCGACTCGCATTTGGCCGTAAACAAGTTTGCGTGATCCCGCTGGCTCGCGGGTTGTTTGTGTTATGCCTCTAAGCTGTGCGCCTAGATTAGGTTTAGGAGCTAAAGCGCGCGACACCATTGACAGGCCAGCACCTAGTGCAAACGCCGCCGCAAAACCGCCGAGCGTAGTAGCCGCTATACCAAAAATTGTAAGCCCTGTCGCCGCCGCGCTTACTGCTGTAACTAATCCCGCGACCGCTGAAATTGCCATAGTGTTACCTCAGAACTTTGCTAAAGACCGTCTCTATCTCTTCAAAGCCTAAGCGTTCCATAATTGGGTCGAATGGCTGGTGCGTTTTGGTGTTGACGTGTAACTTTGTCACGCCTTCCGCTTGCAGAGACTCCACTGCGAATTTTACCAGCTTTAGCCCCGTCAATCCCCTGCGAGCTGACTTTCTCAAAAATACGATGTCGTTATTAGCAAAGAGGTGGTCTTTGTAGTGCAGTGATCGACTGACAAGGATAACGAAATACCCCATCAGCTTGCCTTCTTTCCTTGCCGTGTAGATGCGAAGCGCATTGATTTTATCTAGCTCTGCGTATGCCCGCCAATCAGGGTTAAGTTTTATTATCTCTTTGTTTAAGGCGATCTCTTTCCAATGCTCTTCAAGCAATGGCTCAATCTCTCGTCTGACTTTAGCCAGATTCTCAAGTGCGAAGTCCATTAGTCTAGTTGCCTCTGGTCTGATGGGAAATCATCGCCTGGACCACCGCCACGACTGCCACCGCCGCCTGAGCCAACGGACGCGCGGCCCCAGACAATCTCTTTCTCAGACATCTCTGCGACGAACTCCAAGCCCTTGTCAGTTGGGTAGTCAATCTTTTGGTCTTCAGCCGTGTAACGCCTAATGCGTGTGCGCTCAAACTCAATTAAACGATTTTCAACGGTCACTTGTATGGTGGCAGTCTCGCCGCCATCGTTAATAACCATTGTATCCATGAAGCCACTAAAGATGACAACGGGGTCAGAGATAACACCGTTACTAGCGTCCATTGCGCCAAGCAATACTTTCAGCTCGCGGCCTTGGTAATCTTCGTCTCTGGCCTTAGCCAATAGCGGACTACTTACACCTGATAGTGTGACGGTGATGCCATTAGCTGATAGCTCTGAAGTCTCTGCGATTTCGCCAATGCTTAGTAGCGAGCCTGCGCCAACGTAATCAACGCCATCGACTGTCAGGTTGCCAATGCCACTCCAGAGATTAAGATTGCCTGTATCGAATGCACACTGAACTAATGTGATCGGGCGAACAAGGTCGGCGATAACTGCCGACTGCATCCCCGACGTCAATGACCTGCTCATATAGCCTCAATGCAAGCAAAAGTGAAACCGTACAAACTAGCCTCGTTGATACTCCATCCAATTTCATTTGAGGCAAGCCGCCAAGTGCCTTTCGGCAAAGTAAAGTCAAGAGTGGTTGATGTGGTTATAGCAGTGCGGAGCGGTGGCATTATATCAAAGCTCGCCGCTTCAATATCAGTAATGATGTACAGCGCACCACCTATTTCAAAGTAGTCACCAGCAACCGCACCTGTCGTTGTACCTGTCACAGTCGTAGCGCCCTTTGTCCCTGCCGTAATCGTCCCTGTGGCCGTTGTGTTGTGTAAAGGGTTGCCAAGGGTAAAGGTGCTGGCTTGACCACGTAGAGAGGCAAAGAAAGCCTCTACCTGCTTTGCTTCTGCTCGCTTCAGTGGTGGCAGTTGAACCTCTGCTTCCCATCTCACACCCTGATGCTGATAAACCTGCTGGTCATAGGTAAACGGCGACTGACTGATCGACGTGGCCGACCTCAGCCGCATCGTCATCGCAGTAAAGCCTACACTTGGAAACGCCGCCATTATGCACCTACCATTGCTTTGCTGAAGCCACCGCCTCTCATTCTAGCATCTGCGACAGCAGACTTCGCCGCGTTACTGATCTGAGGCAGTAGGTTTGCTATCTCTGCACGTACGGTTTGCTGTACGCCTGTGGTCACATTGATGTTCTGCACTACCGTAACACCGCCGCCACTTAAATCGTTATTAGGGACGACTCGTCCTGTAGTGCTTGGTATAAATAGCTCTGGCCCTTTCTCGCCTACAATATACGGCGTGTTGCCTGTCGCTACACCGCCACGAGCTAACCCGCCCAGTGACATTCCGCCGCCACCGCCTGTAGGTGCTGGCGTAGGTCCGCCACCAAATCCAGCAGTAATCGCACCGAATGCCGCATCGACAATGTATTTCTGAACAAGCATCTGAATCAGGCTGTCGATTACGCTCTTGGCCATATTCTTGATCGCGTCACTGAATTTCTGTGCGCCAGTAATTGCGTCCGTAAATGACTTGCCCAGCCCTGTGATGGCCTGATCGGCTAGTTTCTCAAGCTCTGGCGTTAGGTCGCCCGCCATGTCACGAGTTCGCCGTAGGTTGTCAATAAACGACTCGAACGCGGTCGGCACCTTTATGTTGTTAAGTGCTTCGCCCGTTTCCGTAGCGGCGTTTGTAGTTTCGCGAACAACACCTGCAACTAAGCGCAGTCCGTTGTATGTGCCACTAAAATCTATCTCACCGATTTTCTCTAACTGTGTGCGCGTAAACTTGATCGGCTCAAGGTCAAACTGTTCAAAGTTAAACACCTCATCAAAGCCGAGCTTTTTAAGTGCTGAATCTATGAGTTTGGTGCCTTGCACTAACAGGTTTAGCTTTCGCTTAATACCGTTAATCAAAAGGTCAAAGGCTACCCCGATAACATCAAAGACAGGCATGATGAAGTTGGCCGCTGTGATGATGCCATTGAAGGCTAGTCGCGACGCTTTAGAAAATCGCTCAAAGTTGTGAATTGTTTCGGCAATGAACTCGATAAAGTTAGCCGCCGCATTGATCGCAAACTCTCTGACGCCACCTTCTGAGGCAAACAAGCTACTAGAGAAATTAGTCAACTCGTCAGCCGCAAACTTTATGGCTGGTGCAAGTGCCGCAGTGAATTGAGCAACCAAGCCCTTAGAAACCGCGAACATACGTGTCATTGCATCGTTTGCATTCTCGACGCCTTTTGCCGCGTCAGCAGTCATGACCACACCTAGGCTTTTAGCTTCGCCAAGCATCTGGTCCAGACCATCTCTGCCCATTGCTAGTGTGTTGACTAAAGCGGCACCCTCAGAATCGAATAGCTTAAACGCAAGTCGCAAGCGATCCGATTCGTTTTGCACTTCAGAAAACGCATCAGCAAGAACAAGCATTTTTTGATCTAATGGAAGTCTGACTAGCTCGCGCGCATCAATCCCAAGCTCGCGAATAGCACCCTTAGCTTCACCAGTGCCGACAGCCGCTTCTGACGCTCTACGCGTAAACCGCTGAAGCGCCATATTCATCGTGTTGATTTCAACGCCTGTCAGTTGCCCTGCGTACTGTAAGGCGCTTAGTGCTTCGGTCGTCGTGCCTATTTTGCCTGCTGTTTTAGCTAGGGCGTCCGTTGCCTTCAATGAGTTAGCAATCAACAAGCCCATACCGCCTGCGCCGACTGCGGCAACTAAGGCGGTTTTAAAGTTAAAGAAGATTTTAGATAGGCCAGCGAACGCGCGTTTGATTCCGCGCAAGGCTTTCTGCGTCTTGTCGAACGCCTTAATTACAATGCTTACGGATTCAGTCGCCATCTTTAGACTCGCTTGTTATCTTGAAGTAAGCAAGCCACTCTTGAAACTCATTGACTGTAATCTGCTCGACTTCTTCGATAGTCTTATGTAACCGATCAGCCAAGGCGATGAGATTCATCCGAGACTGATCGGCCTTCAGTTTTTTTCGACGTCCTCAAATGGGT